TCATAGACGAATCGCTCGTGCTTGTTCAGATCGCTTAGCTTTTTCTGCGGAGCGTATCGAACCAGCTTTTTTGCTCGCAGCCTGATTCGTGCCCCGCCTCGCATGTAAAATCGGCGGATGATCGGATTGAGGGCGTCGGCGACGTCGCGATCGAGGAACCGCGAAAGCATCTCGACATCAAACTCTGTCGTGACGAATGTCATGATCGGGCCCCCACGGAAACAAACCAGCGAGCCTCAATCGCACCGATAAACATCTCTTGCTCATCGAGGGCCTGCGCGTCGCAAGTCGTGACAATCGAGACCTCTCGCCGCTGAGCTGTGAGCGAGCCGCCGAGGCTGATCGCTCTGTAAGTCGCCGACGTCCGCAGCGAGTCGGCGAGAGCCTCAAGGAAATCCTCGAGCGCGTCGGAGCTGGCGACCGCCTCGGCTGAACAGCGAGCCACAAGGACAATCGAGAGCTGTATTGTCTCGGCCACACCCGACCGATCGGACTCGTCCTCAGTGCCTGGGCAGATCACCGCGATCCGGCCCGGCGTGCCCGTACTGAAACCTGCCGTGAGATAGGTGACCGACCGCACTCGCTCCGCGGTAATCCCGACCGGAGCCAGTCCGCTCGCGTTGATCGCGGCGACTACCGCCGCCGCCAGTGTTCTGATCCGGCTTGCCACTATGTCCGCTCCTTCGTGTGAATGCGGAGATAGAGGCGATCCCTGTCGTGATATTGCCAGAGTTGATCGTTCGGACCGAAAGGCATGACCCGAAACACCGTCGAGCCAGCTGTGATCGTGTCGCCCCGCTGCGGAGTCACCACCGCGGAGGAGATTACGAGATCAGCCGCGAGGACAATCCAGTCCTCAGACCGCTCACCGACTGCCACACCCTGCGACACCTGCGAGCGTTCCCAGACTCGCTGACCTCGCACTGCTTGCACCTGCACCGAGGAACCGCCGCGAGTGAACGTGACGGCTTCTCGGCGGAGGCGGAAGGCCGCCGCTTGAGCTGCTGCTGAGGCTGCTGAGACTGGGGATACCATCGAAACACACCAAAAAAAGAGGAGCCCCGCCGAGGAGCCCTGTGAGCGAAGCGGCAAGCCTCACTCGGCGGGACCAGACACCCGTTAAACGATCAGGTCAACAGCGTCTCGGTCGAGGTGATCGCGTCAGTCACGACGATCGGAATCCCCTCGTATTCAGTCGGCCGCGGAGCCGGCATACCTGTCGGATTGTAGGTCGTGCGGCTGACCTGCAGCTGGCGGAGCGAGCGGCGATTCATGCAGATATGAGTCGGCTGATCGCTGACCGGGAACAGAGCCAGAGCCCTTGCGAGCAGAGTGTCGGTGAGACCCTTGCCGGAATCTTCCGTCAGGTTCGCAATGCGGGCGACAGCGTACTTCGAGCCGATCTGCACGCCGAGATGACCGCCGCAATCCTGAGCGTAAGCCGTCATGCTCTTCGAGTTGCTGCCGGAGACGATGGTCTGGAAGATATCGCCGACCGTGAAATTGATGTTTGGCGAGGCCAGCTGAGCATCGCCAGCACCGACAAGAGCGACCGAGGCGTCATCAGCAGTCGACCGGATAAACCAGACCGAAGAACCAGTCGAAGCAGTCGTGCCGGCAGCGTTGATAACCAGAGCATCGCTTGCCCCGTTGTAGTTGGCTGAGTCGGCCAGACCGAGGAAGCCGTCCGCAGAGCCGCCGACCGTGCCGTTGAAAAACTGCTTTTCGAGGACAAACAGAGCTTCCCGCAGCTGGCGGCGAAGTCGATTCGCCATCCATGCCGTAGCACCGCCTCGATAGGCGTTGCACAGTGCGACGTCTTCGATGATCTTTGCGTCGATGTACTTCAGATCGATCGACGTCTGAGTCGAGATCGAAGCCGTGTAATCAGCACCGGCGTTGACGGCTCGGAAGCCGATCACTGGGGCAGTCGTCTCGACGTTGAACTTATGCGTCGTGCCGTTGCTCGACTGCATCGCGTGCAGTGCGGCCAAGACCGGGGCCTTGTTCAGGATGTCGGTGATCTCGGCGGGATTGACGTCCAGCGAGTTAAAGCGGACCAGTTCCGCCAGAGTTGTCAGTGTGTCGGCCATCGTAGGAACCTTTCAAAGCGAGTGATCAAAACAGAATCGGGAGTGAGTGAACGAGTCAGCGATCAGGACTTGCGGAAGCCGCTCACGTCAGCGAGCGAGCGGGGCTTCTTCGCCTCGCCCTGCGGCGTCGCGATCGGTCCAGTCTCGCCGCGGGCCACGACTGCGGCGTTGGCAAGCTGAGCCTTCAGCTGGGCGATCTCGGCCCGAGCATCCTGCAGAGAGCCCTGCAGCGTCTGCAGCTGGGCCGCCTGAGCATCCTGCCAGCTGGTTCCCGCGAGGAACATCCGAGCCCCCTCGGCGTCGCCAAAGGCTGCCATGTACTGAGCGAGACCGGGAGCCGCCGGAGTCGCTGTGACTGTCTGCTGCTGATCACCGACAGCGGAAACCTCGACCGCTGCGGCTGGCTCCTGCGATGCCGTCGCCGGCTGCAAGGTTTCTTTCGCCATCTGGAAACTCTCCTGAAACTTCGCCCGGATCGCCGCGAGAACATCGTCGAGGCTGCCGAGCTGATCCACCAAACCAAGACCGGCAGCTTCGGCTGCCAGCCACCACCGTCCATCAGACACCGCCGCCAGCTGCTCCGCAGAGAGCCCGCGGCCTGCCGTCAGATCCTGCATAAAGCGAGCATTCATTTCGTCGACCTTGCTCTGCAGGAAGGCCTGCTGCTCTTCGCTGATTGCTTCGCCGACAGTGCCGACACCCTTGAGCGGGCCAGTCGTGAGCAGAACCGAGCGGATCCCGTCTTGAGCGAAGGCCTGCGAGAAGTCCAAAAGCTGCCAGTAAGTTCCGAGGCTGCCAATGTTGCTGTCTTCGGTCGCCCAGATCGATCCGCACTGTGACGCGAGGCGATAGGCTGCTGAAAGGCAGTCGCCGGCTACTGAGGCGACGACCAGCGTCTTCTCGGCCAGCTGATTGATCTTCTTCACACAATCCTCAGCCCCTGCGACCATGCCGCCGGGACTGTCGATCGACAGAACCACGGCGAGCGGCGGAGTCTCCAGCAGCTCATCGAGAGCGTCGCCGATTGCGGCGTAGTTGCTGACAAACGGCGAGGACTTGCCCTTGACCATTGGGCCGGCAATTCGGACGATCGCGATTCCGTCTTCCGTGTAATCGAGCGGGGCCGACGTATCGAAGCCGAGCATCTCCGACCACATGTCGTAGAAGTAATCGTCGACCTTTTCCGGATCCATGCCGTCAGCTCGCAACCCGAGGCGGGCCGCCGCCTTCAGGGCGTAAGCCTGCAGCCAGCGAGTATCGATCTGCCAGAGTCGTGACGTTGCGCTCATACCTGCCCCTGTGCCTGCTGGTCGAGGCGAATCATCGCCCCGGCGTTGGTGATCTGAGTGAATCCCATCGCGGCGAGCTGCTCTCGCTCCCGCATAATCTCGGCGACGTTGTCGAGATAGTCGCCGAAGCCTCGCTCGTCGCAGATGTCTTGCATGGACTGCAGCCCCGCGGCCACCGATCGGAGGGCGACGTCAAGCTCTTCCTGCGGCCGCCACCACGCGATACCGCGAGGAACCCACCGCCACCGGAGATCTGTGATCAGCTGCGAGCCCGGCAAAGACAGCTCGCCGGTCCCGCCGAACTCGACCGGCAGAGACCACTGCAGCAGCTTCCAGTTTGTGAATCGATTGTGAAGCCGGAGCTGTGTCTTGCGGCGACTGTGACAAGCCCGCTCGAAGAGCAGCCAGGCCGCTCGGCTGCCGAAAAAATTCGTGTAAGCCTCATCGAAGAAGTTGTAAGGCAGATCGAGGACTTTGACGGCGAGCTGAATGCAGAGCTTCAGGAAGTCCTGAGTGTTGGTCGCCGGATTGCCCGACTGAATCGCCGAGACCGATTCGCCCTCGTCGAGATCAAACACCGCCGGACCCTGCCCGAAGTCGACCACGCGGGCCGCCTGATCCTGCGAGCCTGGGGCGTCGCTGTCTTCGTCGAAGGCCTCGGCGTCTTCCTTGCGTGAAAACGCGATGCCGAAAAGCTGATCCAATTTTACCTTTGCCCTCATATGGTCAAAAGTCTCATCGACGTCGCGGAACTCATTCAGGGCGGCGACGATTGGCGACTGAGGCCGAATCTGATTCGGCCTCGCCTCGAATTGGCAGTGCTGCCAGACCGCTGACTGGCGGACCGTCCGCGTCGAGCGGGAGCCTGTCAGCGGATCCTCTTCGTTGAAGCACCATGCGACGACTCGGCCGTTCCGGAGCTTTGCCCCGTTCACCCACTGATCCGCATCGCGGCGGCCTTGCTCGGGGCTCGCACAGTATGCCCCCTCGACAAGCTGCAGCGTCCAGTCATTCTGCTTGACGAAAAAGCAGTCACCCGTCAGCAGCTTCTGAGCCTCAGCCACTCGGCGGAAATCATCCCAGTCCATGCGGCCAAAGGTGTCGCAGCGCTCGGGCTCCTGGTCGCGGGCCATCAGATCCTTGAGCGATGCGTCGAGCCCCTTGTCGCCGGTCCGCGGCTGGAAATCCCAAAGGCAGCAATAGTCCAGCGTCCGGCGGATCGCCCAGCCGAGGAGGCCCATATTGCGATGGACGTCAAGGGCGTTGGCGGCGAGGGCCTCGCGGCGGCGATCCGTCAGCAGCCGATCTTCGAGCCGCACTCGCTGCGAGGCGGAGCGTCGGCGATTGCCTGGATTCAAGGCTTGATAGACAGCATCCTGTCCAGGCGGCGGCGTCAGTGTGCTCATTACCGCCTCCCCATCTGAGCGTTAATCACTCGGGGCCGGCGTTTGCGCGTGCCTGCAGCCTGCTCCAGCCGCAACAATTCGCGGCGAACAGAATCGAGATCAAACGTCGTCGAAGCTCCGTCGCGTGAGTCCGAGGAAACCCCGGACTCCAGCAGCTCGCGGAGGCGTGCGATCTTTTGCGCTGTGGTTTCTGTGGCCATGCCGGGAAGTCTGTGCAGCCCCGGCGATCGCCACAATAACCGCCGGCGGATTACCCGATTTCACCAGGCAAATATCGCCACGTCCGATCGACCCGCCGCTGCCCGCAGTCGAGGCAGTGAGTCGGCCGCAATTCAACCGCTGTGTAAGGCCTGCCCTGCGGATCAGTGCCAGAACCCTCGACGACCTGCGGGCTTTTGTCGTACTGTGCCCGGCTGGTCGATTGACACGCCGGACACCGCGAAACCTGGGCGTCTGCAATCGGTCGCTCGTATGTCGTTGCCCCGCGGGGCCTGCCAGCTTTGCCTGCGCTCACGTTCGCACCTCCGTCTTTCGTCTGGGTTTCTTTTTCCGCCGCTTCTCACCAGCCTCCGCGACCTCGGGGATATTGCAGCCGAGAACCGAGGCCAGCACAAGGCAGCCGACCGTCGAGTCAAGCCAGTGATTCTCCTGACCAACCCTCAGTTTCCATTCCATCACCGTCCGGCCGCGGCCCTCGGTCTGAGTCGCAAATTCGCTGACCAAGTGCTCGGAAAACATCCTGTGCATACCATCATAGAGCGTGACCGCTCCCGGATGTCCAATCCTGATTGCGAGCTGGTCGGCGAGGGATGTCTTCCAGAAGTTGACGTCGCTCAGCAG